GAACCGGAGGCACCATCGGACCCTACGGCAGGGGCGACGCAGGCACCGTTCACGGTGCCGACAGCGGACCCGTTCACGCCGCGTCCTCCCCAGCCGCTCAACTTCCCGCCGGATATGCAGCAACAAGTCGCAGCGACGCCGCAGCAGGGGGGTATCCTAGAGCGTTTGTTCTCGAATGGAAGCGGAATGCAGATCCTACTTTTGTTCGCATTGGTTGCATTGCGTGCGTGGGAAATGCGAGCAAAGACGACACCCGGTTCGCTCGACGATCAGATCGCGACCTACCTGCGAGAACTCGTCGAGAACATGCGGAGCGGTGGCGGTTCTTCACAAGAGACCGTGGTCCAAACGATCCGCCGCAGGGCCGCGACTCGTCGGCGTCCACCCGCTGGTCCGAGTTCTGGAACGGTCTGAACGAATGGTGGAGGTTGCCGAAAACAATCCGTGAGCTCGTCGCCATGGTGATGTTCGGCTCAATTGCAATTGCGGTGCTGCGATTCTGTACTGCGATCGTCAACCGCACAGCAAGGAGAACTTGATATGCGTGGTATGCAAGCTTTGCTCGTGGGCGTCCTGGCTCTCGTCGCCAGTGTCGGCCCGCTCCCGATCGTTGATTGCGGGCCGGATGGCGTTGCTGAAGCCGGTCTGCGTCCGCGGACCTGGCGTCGTAGGCCGCTCCGCCGCGTGCTCTCCGCTCCGGCCCGCGTCATTCGCGGATGCCGCGGCGGCAGCTGCTCCGCGTCGGCTGACTTCCAATCCCCCGCGTGTGCGTGCGTAGCAACGACTGGGCACTGCGAGTGTGCAGGCGGTGCCACCGTCGGTGGCTTCCACCCGCCGGGCTACCCGGTAGTCGCCGGCGTCCAGCCGGAGTACCCGGACGCGGAGACTCCCCCGCCGGCGGACTACTCGATCGGAGGCGGAGCAAGGCACCTTCAGCCTGCTCTCCCCCAGGAGTTGCCCGCGGCGGCAGGGGCTGGTCGGCTTGAGCCGGCGTTGCCTTAACGAAACGGTGAGCGAAGGAGGTTAGCGTGGCCGTCTTGCTTCGCAAACGTAAACGCGACGAAGGCACTAACGCCGGAGCGGTTGGACCATCGCGTACCACTGACGGCAAGCCAAGCGTAAAGGAAGCGAAACGCAACGCTGACCACCTTCGTGCTTATCAATTCAAACCGGGCCAGAGCGGGAACCCGCTGGGTCGCCCGCCTGGTTCCGGTTCGATTGTCAAGTGGTTGAAGGATCGATTGAAGGGGCCGGCATTCAAGCGGCCCGACAAGTACGCATGTCTCGCTCAAGAGCTCGCGGACATCATCCTTCGCCATGCACGCCGCGGTAACTTTAACTTCGTCCACCTTCTCCTGGAGAAAGCGGAATCGCGGCAGCTGACCGATGAAGAGATTCAAGGACAGCTTGAGAAGTTCTTCAACATCGTTACCAAATACGTCCACGATCCCGAAGTGCGGAAGAACATCGCCCGCGACCTCGGCATCCTGGCGGAATCAAAGGAGGATTGGGAATGACCGCCAGACTAGAATCGGGGTCGATGCAGATTAGCTTCGCGGCCCTACTGAAGAACATCCTCACCGACAGCGGTGAAACACAATACAACATCTCGACAACGCCGAAGGTTACGCTGGCGAACGGCTCCGCTGCGAACCAAGCGTCGAACGGCTTGCAGTCGAAGAGTCGAACGCTCGCGAGCGGCGGCAGCGAAGTCCTCGACCTCTACGACCTCGCCGGCTTGGATATCGGCATGGGGCCGGGCCAGGACAACATCGGTCTCGCTCAAGCGAACGTCGAGCTCGTCGGAGCTGTCATCGAGAACGTCGGCGACGCCGGCAACGACGGTGCTTTGCACGTCGGCGGTGAAGGTAGTGGGGCCGCTTGGAACGCATTCATCAACTCCGACACCGCGGTCTTGATCATCCCGAAAGGTGCAGCGATCGGAATCCAATGCGGCACCGATCCAGCTTGGGCGATCAACGACGTTACCAACCACCTCCTCAAGTTCGCCGCGGTTGGCGGCAACGTAAAGTTCAACATCGTCTTCATCTTCCGCAATGCGTAGGTTCGTCGTCCAGACCGGTGTGCGGGAGTTCCGTCGCATGGCTGCGAGTCGGTTCGCGGGGTATCTACCGCCTGCGTCCGACTCGCTGTCGTTGCTTCCTTGGGGCAAGCACTATCTCCCGCACTACTACGTGAACGAACCCAGCGGCATGCACCGCTGGATCGGACGCAAGGCGGACGAAAGCTTCGATCGACGCGGCGGCAGGATTGCCGTCGTCGGCCCGCGTGGCGGAGCCAAGAGCACAACCGGATCGTTGACGCTCCCGCTGCGACGGGCCGTTTCTGGTCGCGAGTCGTACATCATCATCTCGTCCGACACCGTGACGCAAGCGGTTGACCACATCCGCTCCATCAAGGAGGAACTGGAGGACAACGCCGCTCTCGCCGCGGACTATCCGGAAGCCTGCGGCGTCGGCCCGATCTGGCAGGACAAGTACATCAAGATGCGGAATGGCTGCGTCATCCGGGCCGTCGGTACTCTCTCCAGGATTCGCGGTGCTCGCAAGCGGCAGCATCGTCCTTCGCTCATCATCGTTGACGATCCGGAGAACGACGAGCACATTACTTCGACGCGGATGCGGGACCGCGTCCGGACATGGTTCAATCGCACGCTCCTATCGATGGGCGACGACAAGACGAACATCCTCGCGATGGGCACCGCGATCCATCGCGACTGCCTTGTTATGAAGCTTCTGCGGACGTCCGGTTGGCAGACGCACCGCGACTTGAGTCTCAAGCCGGCGGTCTTCAAGTCGATCGTGAAGTGGCCTGTCCGGATGGATCTCTGGGCGAAGTGGGAGTCGATCTACTTCGACGTCGACGACCCAGAGTACGAGAAGCGAGCGGCTGAATTCTTCCGGAAGAATCGACGAGAGATGGAGAAAGGTTGCGAGCTTCTGTGGCCAGATCGCGAACCGCTCTACATGCTTATGAAGCTGCGAGCGGAGATGGGCCATCAAGAATTCGAAGCGGAGAAGCAGGGCAACCCGCTCAATCCCGAGACATGCGAATGGCCAGAGGAGTACTTCGAAGGCGACGATCTCTGGTTCAAGGACTGGCCGCCAGTCTCCGAACACGCGGCCCGCGTCGTCGCTCTCGACCCGTCGAAAGGAAAGGACGCTCGGCATGGTGATCCCTCAGCAATCGTTAAGCTCGTTGTCGATCATCGTGGTATCTTCTACTTCGACGCAAGCATCGACCGTCGTTCTACAGACCGGATCGTCGACGACACAGTCGAGATCCTACGAAGATTCCGACCTACTGCTTTCGGCTGCGAAGTCAACCAGTTCCAAGAGCTGCTCGCAGAGGACATTTCCGAAGCCATGCGGGAAGCGGACGTGGATGTCCCGATCGAGAAGATCGACAATCGAGTCAATAAGAAGGTCCGCATTCGCCGGCTGTCGCCGCTTCTGGCGAAGAGACGAATCCGGTTTCGCTCGGGGAGCAAGGGAGCTGTGAAGCTTCACGAACAAACACGCGACTTCCCCAATGGCGACCACGACGACGGGCCGGACGCCGCGGAGATGGCGACCCGCATTGCGTTGGATTTACTTGGTGAGACGGTCTCGTTCGATGACGGGATCGGAGACACACTTGAGGTGAACTATGGCCGTTAAGTTGAAGAAGCGACAGAGCACTGTGGACCTAACCGAAGCCATCGAGCGGCGGTCCCTGGAGCTGGAGATGAAGCTGCTTGAGTCGCAGTGGGATTGGCTCGACAATCTGGTGGACAAGCGGGCCGCGTACATCGACGACGCGACTGGCGAACCATGGGACCCGGTCGGCAAGATGGGATACAACCACGAGCAGACGGAGCCGTGGGAGACTGAACACGACCATCGGCGGATTCGAATCAAGAGCCGGCAGATCTCCCGCAATCCGTACGCACAAGGCTACCTGACGAACATGCGTTCGTTCATCGTCGGCAAGGGGCATACGTACCAAGTCAAGATTAAAGCAAAGTACGTCGCCGGTTACGACGCCCGCTTCGAGCCACACCGCCGCAAGCTGCAGAACTTCATCGACCAGTTGCTGAAGGCGAACAAGTGGACTCGCCGGCAGAAGGAGATCCGGACCCGCTTCGAGCGAGACGGAGAAGTTTTTATCCGTATCTTTCCCCAGGGAGACGGGTACGCCCGCTTCCGCTTCGTCGAGCCGGGTCAAGTGACGACACCGCCAGAGTGGCAGGCGGAGCAGTCCGCGTCGTATGGGATCAAGACCGATCCGGAAGACGTCGAGACGGTTGAGATGTACTTCGTCGATGGCGAGGAGGTACCAGCCCATGAAGTCCAGCACCGCAAAGCGAATGTCGACGTTAACTGCAAACGCGGCTTGAGTTCGTTCTTTTGCATCGCCCACAACCTGGACCGCGGCAAGCAGCTGCTCACCAACATGAGCCAGCTACTTCAGACACGGGCCGCGATCGCGATGATCCGCCGGCATAACAAACCGTCGTCGAACGTTCGGAACTTCGCTTCGTCGCAAGCCAAGATCTCGTACACAAATCCGGTGACGCAAGAGGTTATCCGCGGCAAACCGATCCGACCCGGTTCAGTAATCGACGCGACCAAGGACACTGAATACGAATTCCCTTCTCTCAACTCCAGTGCCGCGGATGGGACCGCGGTCCTTGGTGCGGAGCTGCGAGCGATCGCATCCAGCAAGGCTCTCGCGGAGTACATGATCGGCAGCGATGCGAGCAACGCGAACTACGCAAGCACCATGGTTGCCGAATCGCCGGCGGTCCGCTTCTTCGAAAGCGAACAAGCCGACACGATCGAAGCGGACCTTGAGCTTATCTGGGCTGCGATTGAATACGCCATTGACGCGAATGTGCTGCCGCGTGAATGTAGTGCGGACAACTTCGAGATCTGCGTGGAGCCGCCGCAATTAGTTACTCGCGACCCGGTCGCGACCGCGGATGCCAATACGAAGTACGTCGAGAAGCGGATCAAGTCGCCGCAGACCATCCGCGGTGAACTCGGTCTCGACACCACACAAGAGGATAAGAACTTCGATGAGTTCGATCAGGCACATCTTGAAGGCGGTGCCCTGCCGATGGGCGACGAACCGGATCTCGGAGCCGCGGGCGGTGGTTACATCCCGCCGGCAGAAGACGTCGTCGCCGCAACAGAACCGGAAGCCGCTCTGCTCAACATGGCAGGCGGTATCACCGGGTACCTGGAGATTATGGCGAAGCTAAAGGAAGGCGTCATCCATCGCGAGCAAGCGATCAATGCGATGATGGTCTTCTTCAAGCGAAGCCGCGAAGAAGCTGAATCGATGGTCGGTAGCGAATGAAAGACTCCACCAACAGCGAACGTCTCCGCCTCGCATTGGAGCGGGCGTACGTCCAGATGGCGTACGAAAGCGACGACGTTGCCCGCTCTTGTCGAGCGATCGTCATCAAGCATTGGCGGGAGATCCTCAAGCACTTGGATAAAGGCGGGACCGCTGTCGGCTTGACAACCCGGTTCAAGGATTCGATCCGGGCCGCAACCGCGGAGATCGTGAACTTCCTGGGAAGAGAGTTCGATCGGACCGCTCGCTCCAGCTTCGCGGCCACCGACCGGGCGATGTTCCTCTCAATTTCCCAGGAGCAGGCGGAGCTGGTCGAAGCAGAGGACCTGCTCGCTCGTACAGACGACTGGCCCGCGGATCGGAAGATCCTCCCACTGCCGCCGGATCCCGGCCCCGCTCGCAAGGTCAAGTATACGCAAGAGAAGAAGCTGACTCCGACTGTCGCAACGAAGATCATCAAGAGCGGCAAGTACAAGGAGCGGATGGAGAAGTGGTCGAAGCAGATCACGAATAAGAAGGAGGTCGCCGACATCATCGCGAAGGGTGTGGCGAAAGGTGAATCGCTGGAGCAGATTGCGAAGAAGCTGGAGCCGCATGTCCGCAACCTGTCCAGCTCCGCGATGCGAATCGCGAGAACGGAAGCGGCCCGCATCCACAATGAAGTCGCGGAGAAGAGCTTCGAGAACTACGCGGAGTTGATCGTTGGTTACCGCGTCATCAATCCGCTCGACGAGGTAACTCGACCGCACCATCGCAAGCGAGCAACCGAAGAGAATGCTAATGGTCTCCGCGGTCGTATCTACTGGAAGGAAGGACACAAGCCGAAGGGAGCGAAGTACTCCGCGGCGTCGCGACCATCGCTACCGGATGAACCGAACTGCCGATGTGGGTACGCTCCGGTGCTGCAAGAGGGGATGGACGTCAAGAAAGCGACGGTCAAAGAGCCAGGCAAAATGAAGCCGACCGTCAAGGATATCGAACACGACGTCGATGAGAAGACGCTTCGCCGCTTTCGCGATGCGGAGCGGGCCGGCAAACCGAAGAAGTTCAGGGCTGGCATTCGTGGTGCGACGCCGGAGCAGAACGCGAAGCTTGTCGGTACGCGGGAGTGGCACGCCAAGCAAGAGAAGCTGAAGGTTGAGAAGCAGAAAGCGGAAGCGGCTGAACGCGGCAAGCAGAAGATCCTCTCCGGAAAGAAGACACAGCAGGTCACGACGAAGAAAGGAAAGAAGATCGACGTTCCGAAGACCCGCAAGGATGGAGAGCGGGTCGTCAAGGAGCTGCCGAGTAACACACTTGCGGCCCGCCGCGGCTTGACGATCGGTGCTCGCGTCCAGTACCGTCAAGGGAAGAACCGCGGCAGCGGGAAGATCCTCGGCTACGTCCGGAACCTGGACGGCAGCGAAGACGTAATGATCTTCGATGCGACCCGCGGCAAGATCATCTTCGTTACGGCCCGGCTTGTTTCCACGATCTGAAAGACCTTTTGCGGAACTTGAGCCTCAACCTTACAATCTCGCAGACTGGAGGACTACCATGAAACTCGCCGCTCGCATCCGCCAACTCCGCGGTCAACGCCGCACTCGCGATCTCACGGAGTCGATTGACTTCGGCTCCAAGCCGAAGTACGACTTCGACAAAGGCGTTGTCTATCGCGTCAAGATCCTTGGGTCGAAGTCGGCCCATGGCTATGGCTACACGCGAGATTGCATGCGAACCTGCACCGGCTTGTACGAAGGCAAAGCGATCAACGTGGATCATCCCCAGGATCGCACGAAGCTTGGAGCGAGTCGCTCGTACCGCGATCGCTTCGGCAAGCTTCACAACGTCCAATTCGTTGAGGGCCGGACGCCGGAAGAAGATGGTGTGTACGGCGATCTGCACTACAACAAGAAACATGTACTCGCACCGCAGTTCGAGTACGACGTAGAGAACGACCCGAGCAACCTCGGGCTCAGCCACAACGCAAGCGGCGTAGCCTCTGCCGATGGCGACTTTGTGGAGAGCATCACCCTTGTCCGGTCGGTGGATCTGGTTGCGGATCCGGCGACCAACATGTCCCTGTTCGAAGATAAAGGAGGAAGCTCAATGGCCGTGAAACTGAAGAAGAAGTCCAAGTCCCGCCAGCGGCTGATGGCGGAATTCCTGGAAGGCGTCAGCGAGCATGAAGAGCTAGCGGACCTGCTCGAAGCCGCTGCCGCGGAACCGGAGACGGCATCCGCTCCCGACACCCCGCTCGCTGCCACCGCGAAGATGGCCGCTGCGGTTTTCATGGACGAGTCCATGGACATCGCGACCAAGCGGAAGAAGATCGCGAAGCTTCTCGACCTCATCGATGATTCGATGCAGGATGCTGAAGCTGCCGCCGCGGAAGGCGAGGAAGAGGAAGTCCCCGAAGACACCGGCGAGAAGCCGGCGGGCAAGCTGAAGAAGCCGGCTCCGAAGCCGAAGGGCAAGGAGCTGGCGGAAGACAAAACCGCGGAGCGGCTCGCGGTCCTGGAGAAGAAGGACGAGATCCGCACTCTCTGCGAGAGCAAGGGGTTCACGCCGACGCCGGTCCAGTTGAAGTCGCTCCTCGCGATGGACGATGAAGACGAGCGGACCGAGCTCATCGAGAGCTGGGGCGAGAAGGCTGGAGCGGCTGCTCCCGCCGCATCGACTCTCGGACCGCGGGCCGCTGCCGCCGGCGGAGCGAAGCCGAAGTCCAAGCCGCAGGGCAAGGACCTCGCGGAGTCGAAGATCGAGAAGGCGGATCTGCAGAGCTTGCTCGTTTAGGTCGTCGGCCCGTCGCCGCGTCCGGTTCGTTTCAATTTCGACAACAACCAAACGGAGAGATGAATCATGTCCGATCGTGCTCAGTCTTGGCACTACGGTGACTGCCGTCCGGTGGTCACGAAAGAGGTCGCTTCGGCGACCGTCATCGAGGTCGGCGACCTCATTGAGATGGAGACCAACGGTGCCGTGGCCTCCGCTGCCGACCATGTCTGGAACACCAACCTTGCGACGACGCAGGAGGAATTCCACGACGAGTTCCTTGGCGTCGCTCAAGAGCGGAGCCGCAATGGCGACACCAACCCGATCCGTGTGAACACCGCCGGCGTGCACGAGTTTGACTGTGCCGCCGCGACGTTCGAACTCGGTGCTCTGGTCGGGCCGGCGAAGCAGGCCGGCAACGCTCTGGAGAAGCAGAAGGTCGTGGCGGTCGCGACCGAGAACTTGGCGATCGGCCGCGTCGCGAAGCGGTACGGTTCGAACACGACCAAGGTCTTCGTCGAAGTGTTCAGCCGCGTCATGAGCGGCGGTGCTCAAGTCATGGCCTAGTCCGCGGCCCACCCGCTGGCTGGTTCGTTTCCATTCCAACAATTCATTCCAGGAGATAGAGCTCATGTTGAACGTGAAGAAAATTCGACAACTCGTCGAAGCGAAGGGAGCGGACGAAGCTGTCCGCCACCTTCAGACCGGCTTGACGGAGAAGGTCTTCAAGCCGGACGACTTCAGCCTTCGCGACCTCGCGGAGTGCTTGGTCGTCGATCGCGATGGCCACGCGGTCGGACACGAGTGGATTCGGGCACTCGGCCCGCAGAAGAGCGGCGGCTTGACGTTGCTCGAATCGCAGGCCAGCGGCATCGACCTTTCCCGCTTCAGCAACATCACCGGGCAGATCTTCTACAACCGGGTGATGGAGGGCTACCAGCAGGAAGAGTTCATGGCTGCGGCCCTGATCGACAACACGAAGACGGATCTCAATGGGGAGAAGATCCCCGGTGTGACCGGCTTCACCGACGACATCGACGACAACATCCACGAAGGAATGCCGTATCCGCAGATCGGCTTCAACGAGGATTACGTCGAGACGCCGGCGACCACGAAGAAGGGCCGCATCGTGTCGGTCACGAAGGAGACTCTCTTCTTCGACCGCACGAAGCTTGTCCTCGCTCAAGCCGGCAAAGTCGGCGAGGTCTTGATGCGACGGAAGGAGAAGCGGATTTGGGACATGATCCTGGGCGTGACCAACACCTTCAAGTGGCGGGGCACGACCTACAACACGTACCAGACCGCGACTCCGTGGATCAACGTCAAGTCCGGCGTCGACTCCGGTGTGACCGCGTTCGATTGGACGAAGGTGGACGAGGTCGAGCAGCTCTTCTTGAACATGCTCGAACCGAACACCAGCGAGCCGATCGTGCTCAACGCGAACCAGATCGTCGCGATGCCGGTTCGTCGGCACATCTTCGGTCGCGTTCTCAACGCGACTCGCCACGAAGTCCGCACGCAGTCGGGCGTCGTCATCAGCGACGCTCCGAACACGATGCAGAACTACCAGCTGACCTTCAGCAAGTTCATGTATCGCCGGCTCATCGCCAGCGGCGTGTCGGCTTCCGACGCGGCCCACTGGTGGTTCATGGGCGACTTCAAGGGTGCGTTCACGTGGATGGAGAACTGGCCGCTGACGGTGGTCCAGGCTCCGTCGAACAGCGAACCCGAGTTCACGCAGGACATCGTGCTCCGCTGGAAGGCCAGCGAGCGTGGTGCTCCCGCGGTCATCGAGCCGCGGAAGGTCGTGAAGGTCTACAACGCCTAGTCGGCCGCGGCTTCGCCGCAGTCTGATACCATCCCCGCGGGCGGGGCGACTCGCCCGCGGGATTCTTCTCGAACACTCAATACAACGGAGACTCAATCATGGCGAAGGCAAAGCCGGCTGCTCCCGCAGCCGCTCCCGCGAAGCCGAGCGGCGGCAAGGTGCTGCTCCGCCGGTTCACCGGCTTGAAGAAGGCGGAGACCCGCCCGATTCTTGTCGAGCTACCTGGCGGTCCGAAGATCGTCGTTGATGCGACGAACGTCGAGGACGCCTGGGAGAAGTACAAGGCGATCGCCGGCATCGTGTCGAGTGATCACCAGCCGAAGTTCTCGCGGCCCGGTGCCGATTGTTTGACGAACGAGCATGGCATCGTCGTCAACGAGAACGGTGAGCAGCAGCTCGCCAACACCAAGCGGCCCGACGACGGCAAGGGCGACTGGGATCTTGAAGAGGAACTGGAGGACTAATGTCGTCGCCCACCGTCAAAGCCGCTCTGGAGCAGACGCGAGAGAACTACGCCGCTCAACTCGTTGAGCTTTCGCGTTCTCCCAAGTTGACTTACTCGGCGGAGGGACGATCCTTCACCTGGACGGAATACCAAGCCTATCTCGTCGCGAAGATCGAAGAGCTCAAGCTCATGATCGACAACGAACAAGATGGCGAGGAGATCGTCGAGGAAGTCAGCCAGCTCTACCCATAGGACGCGAACCATGCCGGCCCAACCTGACATCGCGAACGACCTGCTGGTGACCGACGGACTCGAAGAGGTCCGAGTTCACTTCCCAGGAACGGACCGATCGCGGGTCGTGCCGCATGTGTTGCGTTCAGCAGTCAGTGTCCGGGAGGCTGCCGCCTCCGGCGGTACGTATACGGTTCAGGATGCCAAGTTTAACTTGATGCATTCGGAGTTCGCATCGGACCTGCCGGAGGTTGGCGGCTTAATCGAAGCGTTCAAGGGGACGGAACTGTGGAGCATCACCGCACTCGACAAAGCTGGATACGCCGGTACGTACCGGGCGTGGTGCAAGCGTTCCATTCTCCGCTCCGCCTTGACGGAGCCACTCCAAATCCAAGCCGCCAACTTCGCGAAGAGCGACGACCTTGTCGCCAAGCGGAGCTGGCATACCATCGGCAATGCCCTGGGGAAGATTCAGGAAGTCGCACAGGAGCTGGTCGTCGAGCACGAACGACGCCGCGTTCGCGTTACGCACACGATCTTCCTACCGGGTGAGACGGTCGTCGCCGCTGGACAGCGGATCGTCGACTCCGCCGGCGTCGTATACCACGTCCTGCGATACACCGGCAAGGACATCCTCGGGGACTTGACCGCGATCGACTGCGAGCTTGCTCGCACTCCACAACCGAAATGACCGCCACTCTTACATTCCGCAAAGCCGCCATCAAGGGGCATACCCGCGAGTCCCTTCAGGCCGGTCTCGTCGAAGCGGCGGAGGTGCTCGTCCGCGACATTCGGCAAGCTCTCAACCAGCCGGCGGACATCGTCGTCGGGCCGCGAGGCGGCGTCCGCGTCATCGGTTCATCCCCAGGAGAATACCCGCGGAAGCGGAGCGGCAATCTCCGCAAGGAAATCGAGTACTTCGAAGGTGAACTAGTCGTCGAAGTCGGAGCAACTGAAGGCGCACAGTACTGGTCGGACCTTGAGTACGGTACCGTGAAGATGGAAGCACGCCCGGTCTTCCGGCCCCGCTTCGCTGCACGGAAGAAGGATCTCGAAGCGATCGTCGGCACTCGACTCAAGTCGTTCACTGGAGGCTAACATGCCGGCGACTAACCTGTACAACAGCATCAGCCTCGCATGGGCCGCGAACGCTCCGCTCAACGCGATCCTGCCGGCGGCGAACATCTCGCAGGGTCGGCAAGAGGATCCGGATGCGGAGCTGCCTGGAGCGACAAAGGTTGACGTTCCGTATGCGACGATCACGACCGTCGGCGAAACAAAGGCAGGGCAGTCGTCGAAGGGTCGATGGTTCGAAGAGCAGATTCAGATCACGGTCTATCTGGCGGACCTGGCACTCGCTCGCCAATGCCAGAAACTTTATCGCGACGTCCTCGACGAGTTGATCCCGACACTCGACGACGGTACGTGCGTTAGCTGGGAGCGTTCGGACGGTGGCCGCGTCGTTGACGACGGTGGCATCGGTCGGGCGTTCGATACGTACGTCCTTCTCAAACAACGGTCCCGAACGTAAAGGAGAACACGATGCCTGCTGGTCCGACCCTTTCTGGAACGAATGGTAAGTTCCTCTTCACTCCGAGTGGCGGAGCGGAGACGGAGCTGGAACTCGGCAAATGGGGATTCAATGGCGAAGTCGATACCGATCGATACGCCACGTCGAAGTCCGGCGGCTTCAAGATGACGGAGCCGGGCAACAAGGCTGCGACGTTCAACATCGAAGGCAAGCGAGTGACGGACGCTGGCAAGGTCGAAGCCGTTCTCACCGGCCTGGGCGTTGGCGTCAAGGGCACTGCGAAGCTTGGCTTCGACGCGAGCACCGGCATTAGCGTGCCGTGCGTCGTGAAGAATCTCTCGTACGAAGTCGACATCAATGCCGGTACCGTCGAGTCCTTCTCGGCGACCTGCGAATCGAACGGTGCTTGGTCGTACTACTAGTAGACGCCGGCCCGCGAACAATCCCATCCCCAATCTCGGACACCTGAATCATGACCACCACTCAAGAGAAAGCCGCCGGCGTTGGTCCAACCAACATGTACAAGGGGAAGCTCATCCCCTTCATGCCATGGGGAGGAGAAGACGTCGCGTTGATGCGGAGCCGCGTGCGAGCGTCGCAGCCGGATCCGCTCGAAGGTTTGCAAGAGCGGATCAAGGACCTCAACGTCGAGGTCCAGAAGGCGGTCGCTCTGCAAGCGTACGAAGACCGCAAGCGTCTCGGGCAGTTGAATACGCCCGCGGCCCGCGAATACTTCTTCACCGACGCCGGCATGGCGTTCCTGCTGTGGCTCTCCATCCGCCAGACTCTCCCCCAGGAGACTGAAGAGGAAGTCCTCGCTTGGTTCAAGGAGCAGCAGAAGGAGCTGCGTGAACGAATCCTGGAACAGATTCAGGAAGCGAGTGGCTTCGGCAACAGCCTCGACATGGTGGAGGAGCTGTCAAAAAACTCCCGCAGTCGACGACGCCAGAAGGCGAGGAAGTCGTCGACTGGGAATACGTCTACTGGTTCCTCGCCCAAAGATATCCGTGGGCGTCGCCGGGAGCTGTTAAGCGGCTTACCTACCCTCAGCTCCTGAACTATTCGAAGAACGAGTTCCCAACTCCGGAGTCGATGAAGAAGAAGACAATCACTGTGCGGCCCGGTGCCGAAGCTGCCGCGGTGCTTGCTCTGATGAAGGCGAAGGGGACGCTGAAGTAGGAGACGGATGATGGCGTTCGACGCCGGCAGTCTGATGCTTCGGATCGAAGCACGCGACCAGCAGCTCCTGCGGTCGCTCGACAACGTCGAGAAGGAACTCAACGACGCACGCCGCGGCATGGATAAGCTGGAGAAGGATACACGCGAAGGCTTCTCCGCGATGGGCCGCTCCGCCGCTCTCTTCGGAGTCATGCTCAACCAAGCGTGGAACATGGCGACGATGGGGCTGGCACAACTCTTGACCTTGATCAAATCCGTAACGGTCGGATCGATCGGTCTCGCGAGCGACATGGGAGAAGTCGGCAGCAAGTTCGACTACGTCTTCGGCGACCGGGCCGTGTCCGCTCGCAAAGCTCTTGACGAGTTTGGTGCGTCCGTCGGGCGGTCGAAGCTAGATCTCTACACCATGTCTTCGGGGATTCAAGCTCTCTTCCGCCCGATGGGCTTTACCAACGACCAAGGGGCGATGATGTCCGTTACGTTGACCAAGCTTGCGACTGACGTCGCCAGCTTCAACAACGAAGTGGACACTGAGGTCATGGAGGGATTCAAGTCCGCCTTGATTGGCAACGCGGAAGCGGTCCGGAAGTATGGCGTGATCATCAACGAAACCACGCTCAATGCAGAGCTCATGAAGATGGGCGTCGCCGGCGGAACTGCCGCGGCGTCGGAGCAGCAGAAAGTCCTCGCTCGACTCAACATGATCCTGGAAGGAACGAAGGACGCGAGCGGCGACGCGACACGCACCGCCGACTCGTTCGCCAACATGAGCAAGGGATTGTGGGCCGCTCTCTCGGACCTTGGCGTGGAGATCGGCAACATCCTCATCCCGGCCCTGAAGGTTTTCATGGGCATGACCAAGGACGGCATTGCTTTCATCCAGGAGAACGCGACTGCGTTGCGGGGCTGGGGAGAGACATTCGCGAACTGGGCGAAGTACGTCGTCGATTCCGTTTACGCCGCGATCGAAGTCGTATCGAACTTCGACCTCTACTGGGAGATGGCGTCGTTGACCGTTGAAGAAGTCGTGACCGGGATTGCGGACCGCGTCGCGTGGTTCGCCGACAACGCATGGGCGTACATCGAATGGTTCTTCAACAACTTCTGGGACATCGCCCAGACGACCGGGCAGAACTACCTCCAGCTTTGGACGAACGTCGGTAACAACTTCGGGGCGATCTGGAAGAATCTCTGGCGGATGATTAAGACCGGCGGACGCGAAGGCTTCAACGAGATCATCGGTCTGATGAAGCAGGACATGAAGGAGTTCGCGACCGCACCGGAGTTCAAGAAATTCGAAGGCACCGATTTCAGCAAGCGGTGGGAGGAACACGGCCAGAAGTGGTCGGACCGCTTGCAGAAGATGGAGAAGTCCGCTGAAGAGACCGGTGAAGGAATCGGCGAATCGCTCGATATCGGAAAGATGTTCGACTCGCTCGAAGGAGGCGGCAAGGCGAAGGAGATCAAGGCATCGATCAGTGGTTTGGAGGAGGTGTTCAAGCGGAATCTCACGGGCCGCTTCGAGGAAGACGCCGCGAAGAAGACCGCCCAGATGGCGGAAGCGACCGCGTTGGGCGTTGAGAAGCTCGTCCAACAGAACGATACGAACCACAAGGAACTCGTTGACGCTGTCAAGGGCAGCTCTGGAGTCGGACCATAATGGCACTTAATCTGTTTCCTCAACCGTCGTCGCTCGTCGAGATTGAAGGTAGCGGCAAGCTTAGCTTCACGGAAGATTCCGCGAGTGCGACGCGGATCGCAGTCTGCGACGGAGCCCATCTCATCCCATCGATCCAGTTCCTAATGGGCTACGTCTACCAAGATGCGAACGGCAAGGACGTCCGAGTCGGAGCGGACGTCTTCCTTCCGTTTACTCGACTGCGTTGCAGCAGCGTCGACGTCGAACCACATGGCGAGATGGGCAACGGTTCGTGGGACACCGGCCCCTTCTATGCGAAGGCGAAGCTCACGATCAAGTATTCAGTCCCGCCATGGGAAGAAGACGACGCGAGCGACGGCCCCGAAGACATTACGTTCTTGACGCAATCGCTCGACTACTCTTGCGAGATCCTCACGGTACCGGTAAAGATCGGATCGACCGGTATCCCAGCAGCTCAACGCAAAACCGCGAATCGCAATATCCGACTCCCGCTCGTAACCTATACGATGGAGCTCCCACGAGTCAAGAAACCGAAGTGGACTACCATCCAAGATATGGTTGGGAAAGTCAACTCCGCGACGCTATTCGGTGGAGCACCGGAGACCGTCCTATTCGATGGTCCGAACGTGAACCGCTCGGTCACACTCCTGGGAGATAAGAGCTGGAAGTTCGTCGGGAAGTTCATCTATAACCGACATGGCTGGAACAACTCACTCAACCCGGACACTCTCGTCTGGGAGCCGGTCCGGAACGCGACGACTGGTGCGACTCCTCCATACGAGACTGCGAACTTGAAGGAACTGCTGACATGAAAAAGCTTCGCCGGCTGAAGCAAGGCGACCGTGTCTCCGCAGAGATGTGGAACGAGATGTGCGACCGCGTCGAGTGGTCTGAGCGGTTGAACGTCGCTCCTGGTTTGCAGTTGAACAACGGTCCCGCCGGCCCGACACTCTCGGTGGACAATGCGGAGCCGTTCCAATCCTATGCATTGGCTTTTATCCAGGAGGTGAACGGCATTCCCGGCACGCCACTTTCGTCACAGCACGACGGACCGCCGGGTGCGGTAATGTCGAGCGGTCTGGCCGCACTCTACGCTCCGAAGGTGGACGCGGTCAGCGGCGACGTGAGTTGGTCCGGGCTCACGTCATTTCAGAAAGTCTACAACTCTTCTCCGTTCAAGTTCAACAACAACGAGTGGGCTCGGGCGTTCAAGTTCAACGACGTCTGGACCATCTGTCCGATCCGCGTTCCGCGATGGTACGCGTCTAGCTTCGTTCAGTCGGGACTCGGGGTCACCACGATTCCATCGCTCATCCCATGGGGAGTACTCGGCATCAACGAAGGCCACCGCTTGGTAACGACGGAGGCAAGCGGAACCGAAATCAAAATCATTGCGAAGGCGGGCGGAGGCGGATTGCTTGGTGTGCTCTACTCTCTGGAGGTGGACGTCAACGTCGGAATCGAATACATCCTTAGCGGTGTCTCGCCGGCAACGCACGTCGATGCTCGCCTTCAAGTTTCCCGCGACGTAGGCAGCGGATGGGAGAGTTGGATCACGCTCGATACCTCACTGATGGATTGGAAGTTCTTATCGAACGCGGTGACCGGCGGTCCGACGCCGACGAACACCGGGACCGGTGGTTCGGATCCGCACTCGCACAGCCTCAACTCGCACACGCATACGCTCAACGCAGACATCGTGCCGCGTGGTATCGGATCGTTCGGATCGCACGACTACTTCTGGCATCATCTGCGAGCGTCGTGGCAATTCGCCGCGAACGAGAACGACAAGTACCGCATTCGCATTCACACGGATCTGCCAAACGCCGCGGTCGATTGGTGGGCAACTGCGAACTTGATTCCGAATTACGCCGCGGCGAAGCTCTTCTGAAATAATTTCGCCCAAACTTTTGCCAATTGGCACTCTTCAATCGCCTTCGGTGTGTAGTTTACTAACCACACTTTGGTCTGCGTGAAAGAAGGCGATTACCCGATTCTCCGCTGTGGGGGGCCGCGGATCGCGGACGAAATTATCGCTCTGCGTTTCGCGAGCGGCCCGCGGGTTTCGCCCAAAGGCGACCCGATTTTCGACCCGATTCCGCGGCCCCGCAAATTCCCTCCAGGAACTCGCGGAAACGTCTACAAATGTCAACATTCCGGATGGAAATCCGGAAATTTTATGTCGTAGACCTGTCTCAGTTTACGACCCAATCCGCGGCCCGGTCCAAAAATCCTTTTGCAATTTGGACGATAATTTGGGAGAATGGTGTCTCGGTTGGTGGTTTGATCTTTGACAATTCGAAGCCGGCTGCGGGGGGATCGGTTGCCCCCCGCCACCAAGCAAACGCGAACGACCCCGCGACCCCCGACCACCGCTGTGAAGCGACAGGAAAGGACGCGAGGAGGACGCCGCAAAGCCGGTCCAGAACAGTTCAGAAGAAAGGGGCAGACCGAAGAGCCGCCGATCCCGCGGGAGCGGGCGTCCAGCGAAAGGGCTGGGGCGACTCGAACGGACCCCGACGAAATCTTCTTCACGCAGCGAACCACCCCGCCGCGGCCCTCCGCTCTGGGAGTCCACCTGACAGGAGCATGGCCGCGGTCCAATCGCCGAAGACGATCTTGTCGCGAACTTTCTTGAATGCAAATGTTGAAACCGCGGGCCGTCGAAAGCCGGCCCGCTCTTCAACGTTTCCTTTCCTCCACCTTCCCTGGAGATTTCCCATGTTGTTCCGAATCGCGATCGCAGTTGTCCTCGCCGCCTTCACCGCCCACGAGCTGGGCATTGAAGTCGGCCACCACGATGAAGACCGAGTTGAGCTTCACCACATTCACGAAGAGCGGCTCGACTAACCAAACCGCGTCACAACCTTCCTTGGAGTTCGAATATGTCTCAACGCAAATACAATCGCGGCGATCGCTGGATCAATCACGAGACCGATATGAGGGTCGTGTGCGTCGCCGCGAAGCACATCGGCCATACAACCGCTCTCACGCTGGAGATTCAATGGCCCGGCAACGCGACCGTGCGGACCCTTCAGACGAACGCCCACCAGATGACGCGGTTCATCCGCAAGTGGTCGCTTGAAATCGCCGGCCCCGATGAAGGGTTCGGCCCGCTCGATTGCTAGTTCAGTTCCCAACCTTCCCTTGGAGATTCCGAAATGAAAGTCAACGTCCACTCCTGCTCGTACAAGGCTCACACGTTCGAGCCGAACTATCAACCCAACGGCTTGCAGGTCCGCATCGAGGAGATCGACACCGAGACCAACGCTCTCTTCGCCGGCTGCAAGTCCCTTCAGTCGATCGCCGACAAGTACGAATCGTTCTGGAACGAACTCAACCGGGCACCGACCGCGATCGTCCGCGTCGTCGGCATTGAGATCGTGCGAACGAACCACGCGATCAAGGATTGGGGCAAGCCGAAGAAGAAGAAGGTCAAGAAGATCAAGCGGATCGGCGAGATTGAGGATACACCAGAGCACCAGCGGGCGATCGAAGGGGCCGCGGCGAATCTCGGCTGCGAGCACTTGATCAAGGGGCGTCGCAACGAGCGGCTCTCCGCGAGCGACGCCGCTCAATCGCTTTGGGAGGGGCTGACCACCGACGAGGCTCCCGAGGACTTGACCGAGAAGACGATCGTTGACGAGTTCAACGACGCTCTCGCCCGCCACGCGGAGTGAAAGGTTCCGGCCCCGCCGCTCTCCCGCGAGAGCGGCTCACCGGGTTCTTTCCTTCCTTCCAGGAGAATGCCAATGGCAGCGACATTTACTTTCCGCGACGTCCGCGAACTCGGTTGGTGGTTCCGACAGCAGGGGACCGACCGGCAGAACCGGGCCGGTGCTGGTCGGACGATCCGCCAGAAGAAGTTCGACGAAGGAGCGGCGTACGTGTACCACGACCTCGCTCGAATGTGCGACGACAATTCGCTCCAGATCGAGAACGCGAACGCTCCGCCGCGGACCGTTGAGATCAGCGGTGAGGAGTGGACCGCAGCGGAGTTCATCGACTACCTTCAGACCCGGCTCATCCCGGATTTGAAAGAGAGCGGTCACGAGTTGACTGCGAAGGATTTCGAATACTGCGTCCAGTTCATGAAAGGAGACGACACCGATGTCGCCGAAAGAACAAACCGTAAATGAGATCCTCGCCAACCCGACCTACATGCCGGAGAGTGGTCTCTACCAAAACGTCAAGCGGGCGTTGCTGAAGTTGAGCCGGACCGACTTGCACGGCCTGGCCGTCATCGTGAGTCTCAAGTCTCTTCCTTCCCAGGAGAATCCCAATGTCGAAGAAGCGAAAGAAGAAGCGGGCCGCACGGCCCCGCGTGAAGGTCGGCGACCGCGTGTCTGAGAAGCACTGCGGTATCGGTCGCGTCCTCGCGAAGAAAGGCGGCAAGTACACTGTCGAATTCAACGACGGGTATTGCGACGACTTCCCGCGGAACGAGATCGAGCTCGTCGTCGTTACTCCGCCGCGGCACAAGCCGAAGAAGATCGGCTCCATCACGCAGGTGGAAGATCTGAAGGAAGGGCAGACTGCGGAGCCGGAGAAAGACGTCCGGTACCGCGTCTATCCAATCGGCGAGGAACCGAAGGCGAAGTGGGTCCTCTACGTGACCCGCAAGGGCAGCGAGATCTGGGCGGTGACCGTGGATCGCGTTCACCACCGGATCACGAACGAAGGCGGCTGGGTAATTCAGCCGGTCTTCCCGGAGCACCCGCTTTTCAAATCGGAGATCGCACACGACTAGACGTCGCAGGAGGGGCTGCGTCGCCCCGCTCCGGTGTTCAACTCCACCGGAGCGGGCAATCGTGTTCCTTCCCTTTCCTTCCCTTCACGTAGGAGTTAGAACGATGGTTGCGACCGCTAAGAAAGCGAAGAAGTCCTTGGACCTCTCCAGCAGGGAGAAGGTGCTCGCCGCCTTGGAAGCCGGTGAGATTGATGCCAAGAGGGCCGGCGAGGAGATGGCCCGGCTTGACGGTAGCAAGGAGTTGTACTGCAAGGTCAGCGAGAAAGGGTGCGTCTCGGTTTACGGATTGCAGCGGATGCCGATCTCGCTCTACCCGGAGCAGTGGCAGCGTCTGCTGAACGAGACGCACATCACGATGGTGCTGGGCTTCATCGAGACCAACCGCGACAAGCTGTCGTGGAAGGGCAAGAAGAAGTAGAGGTCCGAGGAACCGGCCCGCGTGTGAGGCGGGCCGGCTGTCGTTCCCCTCCTTCCTTCCCAGGAGATTGACAATGTCCGATCCAATCAAGGTCCAAGTTCAGTTGGCGTTCTACGGGTGGACGAAAGACACCGCCGGCAAGAAAGCGTCGCGATGGTTTCAGATCCGCGATGGTAAGATCGCGGCGAATGCGAACGTCTATTCCGCGCAGTGCGGCAAAGCGGCTCGACCCGGTTGCGTCTATACGTTTGACGCGACAAGCGAGGATGCTAGTTCGATCTATCCGGACTCGCGTCGCTTCCACTCCTGGCTTGCGGACGACGTCCGCACGCAGTGGGAGGGAGCGTTCGAAGAAGAGGAGCGGGCCGCGGAAGCGAAGAAGACACCCGCGGCGATGCAGGAGCTGCTCGCTCCGCTCCGCAATGAATACAAGAAGCGTATCGGATACGCGGCTCGTGCTGCATATCTGGCAAAGGTGATCGCGTACGTCACCGGTTAGTTTCCTTCCCTTTCCTGGAGATGAATTCATGGCGAAGAGAAAAGGTCAGATGGATGAGTCGGTTCCGCCGGCGGACGACGCCGCGGCTGCGGACGCGGAGTCCGCCGGCCCGGAGCGAACGCGGCGGCAGCGTCGGACTGGAGAGGTCGAGCGTGCGGCGTCGCACGATCCTTGGCTGTTCCTTCGTATCAACGACGAAGAGGTCGTCGCGGAATACCGCGGTATCGCCTTCTTCTCATTCGAGTCCGCGGTCCACTCCAACGGCTTCACGGCCATTGCGATGGTCGAAGGCGAACCGGAGCTATGGCATGTTCGCGACGCCGAAGCGACC